TGTTGTTGCTGTGCCTGCCGCCGCTGCGCCCGCACCAGCGCCGCCGCCAATGCCAAGAAGTGAACCCGCTGTAACAAGTAACGCCGTCATTTTGTCACCTCCAAGTTAGCGGTCCACGTATCGCCGCCATTATCGCGCGTAAACCCAAGTTTTTCAAGAAATTCAACCGCGCGCGGAATATGCTCAGAGCAAGTCACTTGCACATTGCCAACGCCTCGCGCCTTAAGTTCACGCAGAAATGTTATAACGTAACGAAACAGCATAGGGGTTCTGGACTGCTTGCTTAGATCCATGAAGCCCCACAAGGTAGCATCTGCAAGAACCATAACGCCGCCAATGCCGGTGATTAGGTCGCCCTCTTTAGCAACCAGCCCTTCCCATGCGGTTGTTACGCGAACGCCGTAGAACTTAAAGAAGTCTTTGTCTGTGGCTTTGGTAATATTCATGCGTCACCTGTCGTTTGTTTTCATAGCGATGACAAGCGCGGCGGGGGATACTGGATAGGGCGCGCGCATCTCAATGCACACGCGGGAGTCAACATCCCAATCCCCGTTGATTTGCTGCAAGTCAACGTCATGTGTTTCAAGCACAGAGTTAAAGTTAATCGGCTTCCCCCTGTCATTGGTGGCAACGCCGGTCAGGTTGTCAAAGTCGCGGCCAATGCGAACACCCGCAAGCGCGGTGTCTACAAAGTACAGCCCCAAGTGGTTAGGGCGCTTGTACTGGCTCAAAGATGTGCCGCGCGCCGCGCCGTAGGCAAGCTTGGTGGACCGCCATCGCGCCGTGTATGGCAGGCCTACAGTGATGTTTGTTGCTGCGGCTGGCAGGGTGATTTCACCACCGCTCACAGTCAGCATAGAAGATTGGTCAGCAGCAGACGCACCGTCAGCCCACACAACCACCTCTTCCCCCTCAAGATGGCTGAGGCCGGTAACGGTTGCGCTTGCGGGGCTGTTTGTCACCTGCATAAAGCTGTCACTAATTTGCGTAATGTTGCCGCCGTTGGCTTGGTCAACGCGCGCCATGCGCTCAAGGTAACGCACTGTGTTGCCGTCAACCGTCCTACGCACAGCAATATACACCTGATCTTCCAGCGTAGACGGCAAAACCTGCACATCCTCAACAAAGCCGCCCACATTAAGGCGAGACCATGCAACCACGTTTTCAGATGGCTCATAGGTCAGAACGCGAACGGACCCATCAGACAACACAAACCAAATGCGGGTGTCTGGTTGGCGCTGAACGGCCATGGCAATCACGCTTTGGGTTGACCCGTCAACGCGGCATACATCAGTGTGAAGCTCGGTCACATCGCGGGACACATAGTCGCTTGCCTCACCGGCAAAAACCAAATCAAACACGCGGAAGCCAGAACGTTGCACAAAGATTGCGGACGTGTCGATTTTCACGGCGGCAATGTCAGCGCACCCACGGGTTGACGCATCGCGCGGAACAAACGCCGTCGCGGTTAGAGGTTCGTCAAAAGATGACGCACGAATAGACACTTCCGAGATGTCGGTTCCCGCAATGAGGCGCTGCAAGCTTTGAAGCCACACAATGCCGCGCTGTGGGCCAGGGCCAACGGATCGAATGACCGGCGCGCTATCACCAACAACCGTGTCGCTATAGCTGTCAAACTGATCTGACACAGATCCGTACACAACGTCACCGCGCCCCCACCACAAGCGGCCATCGTGAAACGCAACAGAGCGCGGCCACCCCTTTGCATCAGACCAAGACCCAAGGTCAAAGTTTGATGTCGCGTTAGTGCTGCCAAACGGAGCCAACACCTCCATGTCAACGGATGTTGCAGAGTTGAAATCTGTGATGCGGCCAACGCCCTGAGTGCTGCCGCCCTCATAGCGCAGAGAAACATCAGCAGAGCCTGCAACGTATGTGGTCACATTCAGGCGATAGAATACCGTCTGATTTTCAAGGTTGTCGTCTATGCTTTCCGTGGTTGAGGTCGTGTAAGTTCGAAATGACGTCCAGTCACCCTCTTGCCCGATTGATTGCTCAAGCGTGATTGTCCCATTCCAAGATCCATCAACGGTGATTGACACAAGGAATGTGCGCACCGCTCGACCAACGCCAATGACGCGAATGCTATTCGTGACTTGCCCGCCTGCTGTGAACGTGCTTTCAACAAGCTGCTGTGAATGCGTGAGGCGAACTAGTGACCCAATGTCCTGATCGGAAAACATTGGGGCAGATGCCGTGAAAGCACCAACGCCAGACGTGACAGAGGGTGCAATAGTATCCGCAGAATCAAGGCCAACATCAAAAGGCCCATCCTCGGTTTTGTATCGCACAATTGACCAAGAGCTATCTCCGCGCCTTTCAATTCGCCGTTGCTGATACCCATCTGAGGCAACAAACAAAACGTCAAGGCTTTGCGTGTATTGCAGGGTGCGCAAAGCAGCCGCATCCCACGGGTGAATAACAACCACATCGCCAGGCGGGTCAATGATGCAGCGTTCAATGCGGCCCACGCGGTCAAGGTCTGTGTATAGGTCAAGCCAAATCGAGTTTTCGCCAGGCGTGAAAGCAAGGCTGTGCCGCCCATCTTCCAGCGTGAAGGGGCCTAGAATATTGCTCTGGCCAGAGTTTGAACCAATACGCACCTGAATGGGGCCGTTTAAAACGTTGATGTTGAGCGCGTGCTCTGTGTTCTCGTCTGCTGCTGAAACGGTGATATTCTGCCGCGCAATAGCTACAGATCCAGCGTCACCGTTAAGCACAAGATCGCCAGCGGAAACACTAACAGACGCGGTGCCTGTGGACTCGTCAGACCAACCCGTCAAGCCAGATTGGAATTCTCCGTTTGTGATTTGGGTGTCAACGTCAGCGCGGCTCAGATAGGTGCCATTGCGAAGAATGCGCATACCGGACGGGGAGAGCACAAGCAATGACGTGTTGTCGCCATCAACCACGAAGTCAATTAGGCGCGAACCTTCTTCGTAAGTTTCCAAAAACTCAAAGCCAGGTCGGATGCGAAGGCGGCCAATGACCTCTGGAAAGGCGTTTTCGCAAATATCCGCAGCGTACTGCATCCGCTCAAGGTCAAAGCGCGCTAAGGCGTCTCGACCTACCTCACCTCCATTGAGGCTGTAGAGTGGGAAATTCCCGCTTGGCATTTAGATTTTCCCCTGACGTGTTACGATTGCACCGCCTACGGAACTGCGCTCACGGTTTAGGCGGTTAGCATATCCGCGCTGCGCACGAACCCAATTGCCAGGGCGAACACGACTTTCTTTTTCATCGCGGGCGTCACGGCTCTTGGCGCGCAGAAGGCGCATTTTTACTTCGCGCTCAAGGATCTGCACATCGGTTGTGGATTGCGTGATGCGCGGCGCTATGTCTAGCGCAAGGTTTGCAGCGACAAAACGGCAGAACAGCTTTGACCACATGCCAAGGTTTGCGTCTAGCGCTAAATCCGTTGATGCATACTCAACAAAAAGCGGGCTGTCGTCTGAATGCCAGAAGCCGCCCGCGTCTTTGATGGTGCCGTTGTCTGAGAAGTAATAGTCATTCAGGTCAGGGAATGCCGAAACTGTGACTGTAAAAAGCCAATCGTCTGGCTTAGGGATTGCGTAGGCGTAACCCACAATTGGTGTAGCGCTGGTGTCTGCTGTCACCTCTGCGGATTTCAGGGCAAAGTTCCAAATCCCGCGAGAAAGGCTGTCCTCGACCACATCGGGCCAAGCTTCCTCTAGGGTGTAGCGGCTGGGAACGTCATCGGTCAGAGCGGTCAGGGGCTGTGCACCAACGAGGCGCAGAGCTTGGTTCCAGATTTGCAGTTTCGTCGCCATGACGTCCCCTATATGTTAGCCTGCGGCGAGCATTTCCATTCGCTCTTCCGCTTCTTCTTTCGTGTTAAATGGCCCCTCAAGCACGTCGCCGTCTTTGATCACGCGCCATTTACCGTGACGCCCGCCCCACTTGACAGACAGGCCCTCAACCTCTTGCGACACTTCACCGTCAAAGGTGTCAGCATCAGGCGCGGCGTAGACATCGAGAACGCGAACGTGTGTGCGTAGCGGGTCAATATCCAAGATGCGCAACCGCACATCAAGAGAGAAGTCATCAGCAACAACGGTTAGCTCTGTGCCAACCTCTTCATTCGGATAGTTCTGCCAGAAGCCAGGGCTTGTGACGTCTTCCAATGTAGTGCCGACCGGTACGCGCGCGGCCTTGCGTGGGAATTCGTAGTCTGCGGCCTTCATGCGGCCACCACCTAGTTTTTTCATGGTTCGCTCCAAAGAAATAAAAACGCGAGAAACGGGGGCAGTTTCCCGCCCCCGCCTAGCTTTAGTCTGTGTCGGTCATGTCAATTGCCGTACCGTCAGACAGGTCAGCGGAGCCATTGGCTGCGAGAGACACGACGATCATCAACTGATACGCCACCACAGGGCCGGTGCGATCATATTGATCGGTGTATGCTGTCCACTGGCGCAGGTGCACTAGGTCGCCAACACCCACGCCCTTTTCCGCAGCGTCGGTAATGTAACCGGAAACGCGGGCGGTTGCTGGAGCATCCTCGCCGTCAAGGTTCCATTCGTTATAGCCTTGACCGGAAAGGCCAGACTGGCGAAGGCTCAGGCCGTCAGAGATATAAGCCATTTGTCACCCCTCCTTAAGAGATTGCCGCAGTGTCGTCGTGGACGATTTCCAAGACACCGGACTGTTGCAGGATGCGCGCGCCATGGAAGATGGTGTGACGGGCGAACGAATAATCGTCCTCATCGTCGTAACCGATGGACGTGCGGATGTCGCCTTGGTTGATCGCGTGACCAACGGCAGGCTTAGCGAATGCGTAGCAGTTCGCTTCTGCGGTACCAACACCAGGCAGGCCGGTGTGCACCATGTGGGTTGCGCCCAACCAGCGGAATGGCAGGTCCATACCCATCATCAGAGGCTTGCGGTCCACGTAGTCAACGCTGGTTGCGCGGTCAAAGGTCTGAATGCGCGCCCATGCCTTCGGAGTCCAAACCATGCAGATTTCATCGCCTGCATATACGTTGTTTTCGCGAAGCTCAGAGAGAATGTCCACAACGTTGCCAAAGGTCAGCGTGATTGCGGAACCGCCGTTGAACTGGTTTGTTGCCTGTTCAAGTGCGTTTTCGATGATCTCGTTGTCGACTTCACGGTACGCAGTCAGCGCGCCACGGTTTTGCATGGCTTCGCGCAGATCCGCTTGTGCTGTGAAGATGTTGAACGAGGTCTGCGTTTCCTTGCGGTGCTTTTCAAGCAAAGGAACACGGACCTGTGTGTCATTTGGGTTGTCCGATGGGATCAAGCCGTTGACGCCACGCTGAACCATACGGCCAGCAGCGCCTTGGATTGGGAATACGGCTTCGCTACCACGGATCATAGTTTCGGTGGTGGTGCAGTCTTTCAGGTAGGTTGCGCCGCGCTGGAATGCTACGACCCATTCGTCCCGATACTGCTCTTGAGTAATTTGATAGGCCATCTGCCTTATCTCCAAGATTGTTTCAGTTTTGGGAAACTGCTCTCTCTTGGGTGTCCGCAATGCGGGGCAAGTCGTGCAGCGTAAAAGTGCGGGGCTGCAAAGAGGGTGGCCGCTTGTGTAACTTTATAACAGACGTTGCGGCGATGCGTCAATATACCCCAAGCCGGTGTTGGGTGGGCAATAGGTTCCGGCTTGGGGCAAGGCTTAGCCGTTTAGGCGGCTGAGCTTTCCGTAAATGTCTGCAAGCTCTTCCTGAATGCCTTCAGACTTGAACTTGTTTGGATCGTTTAGGCGCATGCTCAGAAGCTCGTCCTTACGCTCGTTTAGCGTCTTAGCGGCTGTGGCCACATCCCCGCCAATGATCGAGTTTGGCCCCACATAATCAATCGCGGGCTGCACAAGCAGGCGCAGGACGTCTGCGTTGTCCATCAAGAATGAGCCGTCTTCCATGCGCAGAGAACGCAAATCCTCAGCTTGTTCCTCACCAAGGCTCTGGTTGAGGTAGTTCTGAACAGCAGCAACATTGCCATCAAATTCACGGCCCCACTCAGCCTTGAGCGCGTTGGCGGACTCATCGCCCACCGTGTCGGCCATCTCGTTTTTCGCCTGGCGGTCTGTCTCAACAAGGTTCTGATACCAGTTGATAGCGGCCTGCGCTGCACCTGGTGGCACGTTGCTTTCGTGCATAGCTGCTTTGAAGCCGTCAAGGATGCCCTGATCTGCCTCGCTGTGGTCAAACTCCTCGCCGAATGTCACCTCATAGCCATCAACCTCAGCAGGGATGCCGTATGCCTCGCGGTAGGCTGCAACCTCTTCGTCACTGGGGTTTTCGCCAAGGGTTGGCAGTTCCGGTGCGCGCTCGCTGAGTTTCTGACGCTGGGCCATGAAAGCCTTGCCAAACGCATCAAGAGAACGATAGCGGCCAATCACTTTGTCCATCGCCTCATCACCGCCAGATAGCGCCGTGCGAATGTCTGCCCATTCCAGGGCCGGTGCTTCAGGTGTGGCTTCTGCTGGTGCCTCTGCGGCGGGCGCATCTGTGGGCGCGCTCTCCGTAGTCGGCGCATCTACAACGTCACCTGCTTCAAGTGTTTCATCGCTCATTCTGACCTCCAAATAAAATCGTCAGGTTTCGGGTTTGTCGTTGTCGCCTTGCAGATAGATGTTGCCAACCTCAGCAACCTTTTGAACCTGCAAGCCCACATGTCGCATGCCTTGGGCAAACGCGCTGTCACGCTCGCCGCCCATGCTGTCTGGATAATACGTCATATCACCTAGACGTGCCACGCTATATAGGATTGCTTGAAGCGCTAGGCGCTGTTCATGTGGGCTAGCATCACCGGCCCAGCAGTTCTTAATTGCGCGGATGTCTTGCTTAGAGATAACGCCAGGGGTGCGGTACTTTAGCGGCGTATCGCTAACGGCAACCGGCATCCATGGGTGTTTGGGTGGCTGGGGCTGCTTGCTCATTAAACCTCACCGGTCACTTCTTGGAAGCCCTGCACCGCGCCCGCTACGTCCTGTGCGGTCTGCGCGCCCTGCTGTAGCTGTGCAAGTAGCTGCTGCTCTGCGGCGGCGTCCTGTGCGGCTTGGTTGGATTCTGCGGCTTCCTCTTTCGTCAACAGCCATTCGGCTGGGGCGGCAACTGCGAATGCATCGCGGAACATCTTTTCAGTGTTCACGTTGCGCACCGCAGAGGCAAGTGCTTCCTCACCAAAGTTGGCTTGCTGACCAATGACGCCCACGGCCTCCTGATACTGGTTGAGCGTCTGACGTTCCCGTGCTTCGCGCAGCGGATTCATGAACTCAAATTCAATATCGGTGCCTTGTAGGCTTTCTGGGAAGTCGTCGCCATATGCGCCCAAGCGCATGAGCT